CGGCAACATCTTTAAAACACCCAACGGTGAACCACTTACACAACGTATCAATCGTGATGATGTACCAGCAACCATTAAATGGTTAGAATCACGAACCAATATAGAATTTCCTACAGAAACATGGTTGGGTACCACTGGTCGCAAAAGTTCATCTGGCGACCTAGATCTAGCAGTCGACGAAACTAAGACTACCAAAGAAGAATTGATCAAGGTTCTGCTCGCAGCAGGTGTTGATGCCAAAGATATTAAAAAATCCGGCGATAGTGTGCATGTAAAAACACCTATAGCCGGAGATCCTAAGAATGGATTTGTACAAACAGACTTGATGTTTGGCGATCCCGGCTGGCAAGCATTTAGTATGTCAGGAGCACCTGAAGAAAGCAAACTTACAGGAATGAGTCGTCATGTGATTCTAGCAAGCATCGTTAGTGCCCTGCATCCAGGACTAAAATGGAGTTACAAACACGGATTAGTTGACCGTGTAACCAATACAACTGTACCAGATGGTAAAAGTGCTAAAAAATTAAGCGATATAACAGGTATACCAGTGGCAAAATTAAACACCGCAGATGATATATTAGATGCCATAAGCAAAAGACCCAATTACGAACAGTTGATAGCAGCAGCAAGAGAAACTCTAGCTAAAAGTGATATACAACTACCAGAAGCTGCTCCTGCACCGGGCACTGCCGCATGGTTTAGAACATACTCGGACAAGATTGCCTAATGCTATTAGAATTTATAACCACACTAACTGAAGGCATTCGCACCCCGCACCCAGAGGATTTTATTCTCAACGGCAGTCAGGCCGCGTCAGATGCTATTGATGGTATACTGTCTGCTGTTTCAAATCCAAACATTGTAAGCATTAAGTGGGATGGTAGTCCAGCAATTATATTTGGACGTAGACCTGCCGATGGCCAATTTACAATGAATTATAAAGAGTATATTGGCCTGCCGGGAGGACAGGTTACATCAGCGAAAGAATTGTTGGATTTTTATATACAGCAAGGCAAAAACATAGATGTGGGACAAAAGTTGGCCAACATGTTTAATGCTGTAGCTTCAATCGTACCTGCAGGTTTTAAGGGTTTTATACAAGGCGATGTTATGTGGACAGAGTCTGTACAACCCGAACAGGGTTATTTTGTATTTCAAGCTAACCCGCACGGAGTACAATATAGAGTAAAGACAAATAGTGCAATAGGAAAAGAAATACAAGGCAGGCCTTTTGGGTTAGCAGTACACACAGTTGGGTCCGATGTAGTAAAAACTACAAAAGGTGTAGAATTGGTTGGTAAAACTTCCTTGCAAGGACTAGGTGGATTATCCAAGTCTAATCAATATATAACCGTGTTTACAGGAACTATGGGTGCTAACTTCAAACTTAAAGAGCCTGTGCAACAAGTAAAAGCAGCCAAAGCAGCGGTAAAAGCATTTGCTGGACTAAATGGTGATGCCTTTTTGGCTAGCCTTACTCAATCCACCGTAGCTAAACTGCAAACATATTATAATAAAAAATACACCGGTCAAGCAGTAGATGCTAATTGGCTAGCAAATAACATTACAAAACCACAATATGCGATTCTTGCAGCGGAAGAAAATCGTTCCATTATGGAGGCCATGGATGTTGTATATGTAGCAATTTATGCATTAAAATTAGCCGTTTTAGATCAGCTAGAACCACAGGTACAAAGTGTTGAACAGTATGTTTATAATAAGGCCAATAACACTTACATACCAAAAGGTGAGGGATTTGTAATCAATACTCCCAGCGGGTTTATCAAGTTGGTAAATCGCGGAGTATTTTCTACAGCAAATGTACAAGGAAGATTGTAATTTTTCCGCTTTGGTATAAATATTAGCATGCGGTAAACGCAACTAATTAAGGAGAAATAAAATGGCAATTGGAGTCCAAAGAGTAAGCGGCGATAGTCAAATTGTTACCAATGTAGGCGAAGGTACAAGTAAAAACGCCAATGCAGTTATCATCAACACCGGTATCAACAGCCCAATCCAGGCTTACAAGATCACCACACTAGGTATCACAGCTAACCTAGCTAACGAACTAAAAGGCCCAAGCGGTGCTGGTCTAGACGGTGCAGTTCATACACTATTAAAGACAATCAGCTCAAATGCTACAATTTTAGCATACCAAGTTGACGCAAATGGTTCAACAGCACAGTTGAGCGTTATCACCGAGCGCAGTGCATGGACAGCAGCTGATCTACAAACAGTAATCCGTACCCTAAGCCACGATGGTACAGCTGGTGCCAACATTGGTGCATACGGTAACGTGTTCCCTGCACTAGCAGCAGTTACAACCACAAGCGGTATCAAGATTGCTTAATTGATTTGATATCAGTAAAGAAAGCAGCCGAGGCTGCTTTTTTTATGACCAGGATAAATATCTACAGCGAAAGCAAAATTTTAGGAGAAACAAAATGGCAATCGGAATTGATCGTAGCGCAGGCTACAACTATGCAGGTTTAACTGGTGTACTTAATGGTATTCAATATACCGAAGTTGGCCAGAGTGTGGTATTTTATATTGTCGCTGCAGGCGTCAACTTATCGGCAGAAGATGATGCAGCGAACGAAGCATTTGAAGCAATTATCCAGGCTTTCCCACCTGTACTAGCTTACTTTGCACATGCAACAACGGGTGCAATTAGTTTGGTGTGTGATGGCGTTAATGCACCCGATGCAAGCGTGTTGCAAACAGCACTACAGGCAATTGGTACCAGAAAAGGTTCAGTTAACTTAGGTAGTGCAACTGTTACCAACGGTACAAGTTTTGTTGTAGCATAATCTTAACTTACGTTAAAAACAAGGCAGACTAGTTCTGCCTTTTTTATTCACTAAATATCTATATGTACTTTTACACAGGTGTAACATTAGTTGATATTACGGCTACGGGTGTTATCAGACACTCAGCTGACAATGAGCTAAAACGGAATCAACAGCGCAACTGGGAAACCGTTTTGCAATGCATAGGCATCAAAGCTCAACCGCAGCACATTGATGGTCCATACATTGTAGAAAATATTGAAGTTGATTCCACATCGCTTTTTCCGGAAATATATCACGGCAAACAAAGGTGTTGGGTTTTTAGTTTTGGCGTAGAGTATGAAGATGTGTTTTTAAAAGACAACGATTCTGTTGGTGCTCTAGACGAAGCGTTTAGTAAAGTTCCTATAATCTGTGGGTTAGAAGAAACTGCTAGATTTATGTTACCAATTTTTTATCCTTATGGCTCAATAAAAAACATATATTTTATAAAAGGTAGAATTAACTTAAATACTGTCTAAACACAGGCACTTTTAAGGCACCTTTTTCATGGCACACAATCTAGGCAATCCTACAGAACCCTCTATTTTTAATGGAAGATTAAGATGGCAGCAAGTGAAAGAACTAGCCTTGAAGCGCACGTGGATTTATGCGCCGAAAGATACAAGGCATTGGAAGATAAATTAGACAAGCTAGAACAGCGTATGTCAACGATGGAAGAACACATCATAATCATACGCACGAAAATATCAGAATCAGCAGCCGAGGCCACAAGTAAAAGTAGCGGGCAGTTGATTACAGTAGGCACTGCCTTTGGCGTAGCAATGCTCACAGGCTTAATTATGGTTATTGTACAACTTATCCTAAAATAATTATGAAGATAGTAGAACTTGTAAATAAAATAAGATTACCAATTACTAATGAAGAAGCTGATGTATTAGGGCAATTTGAAGGCGGAAGAAAAATAGCTAGAGAAGATTTATCACCTAGACAATTAATAGTAGCAAATCACCTAGTAAACAAGGATGTATTATTTAGAAAAAATGAAGATGGCAAAATCTACTACAAACAAAAAATCGGAATTTAGCCAGGCACAAGAACTATTTGCAACAGTAAGCACCAAATACATAAAAGAATGGACAGATAAACAATTAAAAAAATATGTAGATGAACCCGTAGTTATACCTGTTGGTAGCTACGGGTTTTTTGTGGGTCCATATAGAATACAAGGAAAACATGCTGCTTGCTGGACTGTGGAAAAACAAGACGGTCAACACTTGCATGATTTTATATCTAAAGGCAACGCAATTTTATACTGCTTAAAATCAATGAAAAATTATGCTGCTGCTGCCGAGTTGCTTGAGTTGGATAGACAGCTGGGTAAGCTAGACAGAGATATTGTTTTTTACGAACATACAATTAAAAACACCAAAAATGAATTTAAAATTGAAACTGCATTAAATAGATGTGCAGATGCTAGAATGCAGCGCCGATCTGTTTATAACATTTTGAAAAAAACTTTAATTTCGGCTAAATACTTAAAATTTGGGAACACACCACTATGAGATTAACTGAAATGGGCGTTAAGCCTTCCGCTAAAAAAATTAACAAAGTTATGGAAAGCCGTTTTGGCGTCAAGATTGATTATGACAATTTGAACTTTCCAAAAGCTTATGTGCTAGCTCAGGGTTTAACTGAAAATCTTGAAAAAATCAAGCATAGTCACGGAGTACACGTAGCTGAAAAAAATCCAAAATACATGGAATTATTAATGGTACGTGAAGGCCTACATCGTTGGATGGTAGAGAACAAGCAACAACTTGTCATGGAAAGCGAAATGGGCAAAAGCCAAGCTATTCTTGCTGCCAAGGACATGGTTGACAGTATCCAAGACATGCTAGAAGAAGTTAGCAAAATGCAAAACGAACAAATGCCTGCACTGCTAGATACAATTCGTGATCAAATTGGCATGGAACAAGCTGATGCGTTTAAAGCATCAGTTGAACCATTGCTTGCAGAAATGTCTGCGCAATTAAGCACAGCCAGAGGCACAGCAGATAATGCAGCTCGTGCATTAGCCGGTGAACAAGTTGC